GATGTACATACATTTCTAACTGCACTTGGAGTAAGGGATAACTCTTTTGCTATAGCTTTATACCCTAAACCAGTTTTCTTTAATTCGATAATTTTATCTTTTAGATCTTTTTGCATACTATCTACCTCCTCATAGGTCAAATGGGAAGTCGAGACACTTTTGCCAAAAGAAAATAAAAAAGCCTACCAGATTAACTCCGATAGGCTTATTCGCTATAAATCTATTTATTTTGTAAGTTGTTTGAGAATTTGATTTGATCCAGTAGCAGCTAGTCCACTTGCAGCACCAATTATTGCTGATACTACAAGGTTAGTTGCTGGAAGGATGTCTGGAATAAAGAAGTAACAGATAATCCCAGAGACAGCACCTAAGATTAGTGCAATTAAGGGAATGAACCTTAGAAACTTCTCATTGTTGTTGAATGATTTTTTCAAGATTTCGATCAAAGTGTAGATTGCTGCTGTAATTGCAGGAACAGCAATAATGTTTACAAATTCCATTGTTGATTCCTCCTATTTTTTTGCATTTTGTTCTAAAAGATATTCATAAAGCTCATCTTTGACTTCTGTGTAGTCTTTGATTGCTTCTTTTAATTCACCGTTGGTTTTCCCATCACGTATTGCTATTGCTTCTGCGTATGTTAGTTTTCCAATGGCATCAATTAGTTTCAAGATTAGAACACTCTCTTTGAAACTAGCCTTTGACTTCTCATCATCTACTTTTTCTTTCTTCTCAAAGTATCTCTTCAAAAAGAAAAGCACCGTTCCTGAAACGATGCTTGCGACAATTGAGAACACTATTGCTAAATACTCCATTTTTATGTCTCCTTTTTAGGTTTGGACTACCTTAAGTCCATTTTAAAATTAATTGTATACATACCTAATTCCTGAAAGTAATCCTTGAATGCATCATGAACTTTCTTGCTGTTATAAGTGAAAACATAATGTAGATATTCATAGTACGCTTCTTGAATTTTTCCATCAGAAATCAGTCGCTCAATTAAGTGACACATTACTATTTGTGCTTGATCATACCAACCATTATTCTTCCTGTTATGAACAGCTGACATTGGATGATATCTATAAAATAACACTGGCTTATTCAATCTTTTTCTATTACCTGTATAGTATTTTGGCAGTGTTTCAAGAATAACATCTCCTGCTAAAAACACACTCTCATCAGAAGATATATTGTTATTTATTAAGAACTCTCTTCTAAAAATTGAGCATCCCATGATAGAAAAGCTGTAATAATCAGGATAAAACTGTGATGTTAGATTTTTCTTATTTTCCCATAAAGCACCAACAAACATTAAGTCTAAGTTTTGAGTTGATGATAATTCATCAAGTACGTCTTTCAAAGTATCGTCTATGAGATAATCGTCTGAATCAAGAAACCAAACAAAATCATCCTTCGACAATCCTAATAACTTATTTCTCATCTTTGAAGTGCCACAACGTTCTGCTATTGAGTATTCAATTGAGTAATTGTACCCATCAAAGTCTGATTGTTGGAATACTACATCATCACCATCATTCAGGATACATACCTTTACTTGATTAAAGTCGATATTCTGTCGATTGATCGAATCTAACATTCCTTTTAGCTGTTCTAGTGGTTCTTTGTAATGTGCTATTAAAATTCCTAGTTTTGCCATATATTTTCCTTCCTTTATTGATATGCATCAAAGAGACTCATAACAGCCAAATTGTGTAAACTGTATTTTTCATAGTGTTCTGAGATTATTGGACTGATATTTTCATCATTGGTAACAAAGAATGAATTACCTTCCGCAAGGACTATATGATATGTAGGTTGAATTATAGTATCAATTTCAATACTTACAACATCAACCAAATCACCATTAAATGTTTTTAATTTATCTCCTACATTTAACACTTTCTGAACATCTAAATATTCATTAGGTTCACAGCATTTCCATCCATCTATTGTTAAGAAACTGTGAGTAGCAGTTGCACCAATAACTGCACCGTTGCTTAAAGTAATCTTTCGGATGTTTGAAGTTCCATTTCTAATTTCAATTTCATCTACGATTGTTTCAGAAATTGCTTCATTGATTGCATCATAAGTAAGAATCATATCACCAGATTCTATGTCTTCAATTTTCTTATAACCAGTTGTTGTCTTAATAAGAGTTCCAGCTACTAAACAAATATCAACCATTCCTCTAGCTTTGAAGGTATCTGAATCACTTGATGCTCCACTTATAAACGTAATTGAACATGATAGTTCGCCATAACTGGTGATACCTTCAGTATTTGCACCATCATTATAAATAGTGATTTTTCCATCAACATACGCTCTAACAAATGCTGTATAACCACCGGAAGTTGTTATAGTTTTTTCAACGTATGAGTTGCTGGTTGTACCATTCAGTGTCACCGATGTTGGTGTTCCACCAGAGAATGAGTATTGGTGGTAAATCATCTCAGAATATTCAAAATTGTAATAGGTATTTAGAATCGTACCATTTAGTTTATTGTTAATATTGAATGATGACATTGTGTAAACTACTTTGTTACTTGTAACACTGTCATTGAAGTTTGTTCCTTTTGCTTTTACGCTAATTTGATACATTCCTGGTTCAGTTAATCCAGCATCGGATAATGCTGATGCAATGTTAATCGATGTTGATGTAGCACCTTCAATAATTAAGTGTTCAACACCGTTTTTGGTTGCGTATATGTCATACCCAGAAACAAAACCACCATTAGATGTGTTATCCGTTATAGTTAGAATAGATCCTGAAAGAGAAATAGATGGTGCATAAAGTGTCGGTCTAACATTATCAGCAGCTCTTACTATAACTTTTGATAACAGTTTCCCAGCAGACGGCAGAATTTCTTGCATTTCATCACTAGGTGTGATTATTTTTGATTCTGTTTTTATGTATTTGGTAACTGGTAATCCTTCTGAAGCTCCTGATACATAACCCGGATTATCGACCGATGCAATTGGTGTAATCAATAGACCATAGTCGGATTCTGTATCGCTAATAAAGTCTGCATCAACGGTAACCGTCGTAAAGATATTTGTTTCTGGCATTGTACCAACTATTTCCTGTTTTAATGAGTTGACGATTTTCTTGCCGAGTCTAACATCACTTGCTTGTGCATCAACATTACTTACATCAGCAAAACCACTTTTGACTTTTCTAATAGCTGCATCAAGTTGTGCCCCTGTATATGTAATTCTTGCCATTATCCAACTACCTCCTCAATAAATGAATCAATATCTTCTAGCGAATATTCGCTAATATAATCTTCTGTTCCAACGATACCAATAGGATCACCATTGACATCTTCAACAAGAGTGTTTGATGAATCATAAAGATATACATTGTCGATTTCAGTCAAACTTTTAAGCACCATCGTTCCAGTGATTGCACCATTAAAACTGATAGATTGAGTAAGAACTAAAGCTGAGATGAAACTGTTATAAACCGTATCCATATAAATTTTGTCTAAGCAATCTAGTTCTGGATTGCCACGATATTTAACAGTATGTGTCAATCGATATTGAAGATAGTTTGCAACATGATAAATAAGGTCAGATTGCATTGTTGAATCTGTAATAAGTGTATTTTTTTCAACATCGTTTGCTCCATTTGGATCAGCTGAAATATAGGACTCAACCATCCTAGTACTTGTATTAATCTTCTTTCCTACAACAGTTACTGTATATGTACCTGAACCAATCAAAGTAAAATCTGCAGCCGAAGCATAAGTGTGAACATTAGTTATTTCGCCGCCATCTGATGTTATTACTTGATCTGTAGATGCATCGTATTCTATATGAACATCAGTCTCTCCATCAACTTCTATCAAAGACTCAAATAACGTTGATTCAGAATCAGCCACTGTATAAATATAAAGATTGCATTGAACTTTATGTAATGTTTCAATTTTAGAAATGGTATCTCCATTGATAGCTGTTGAACTTAATGGTAGATAAAATTCATCTGGAGTCTGTGCAAAAGAAAATGGCTTTATTTGTATAACTCCATTACTACCAGTTCTTAAAGTACATCTAGTTGCATGAGCTATAAGTTGCAGACAGTTTGCATGCGTTGTGATAGGCATTGGTGCGTTTGTGTACATATCCATCAAAGTTGCATCGATTGAATAATTATCTACTCCTGCATCCTCTAATACATCTACAGCTAATTCATAGAAACTTTTTGTACCATAACTACCCTTATAATAGTTTTTGGTTAAATGATTTAATTTGGTACTAGCTTGGAATGTTGCAACTCCTCCATTAAAAGTAGGTCTACCAGACAGCAAATAATAATCCGGTTCTAACCATTCAATGTTATTTGGAGTTAATTCATATCCAAATTGAATTGTTATTTTTGCATTTTCATCAAGTACATTCCATTTACCACTAGGATTTGATGGATTGTAACTGCCTTCATAATCAAAAATAGAGAATGATAATGTTTCCTTTGGAAGTCTTCTTGTTAACGGATCAACGTCAGTAGCCTTTTGTATGGAAGCAATGTCAGAATCAAGAAATTGATATTCATTTCCACCAGAGTTAATTATCATTTTTACATGGGAACGATTACGATATTGATTCGACATTGAAGTTGCATAACTTTCACTTACTGTTTTCATACATCTACATTCCCCATATCAACAACAGTGATTCTGCAGTTTTCTAAAAAGCGTGGCATTCCATACTGTGCATGACTTGGTTTTGAGTTTGGTCGATATGGTTCACAGCTTGGATTTTCACAATAAAACTTTTTAATCTGCCAAATTCCTAAATTAAAATTGAAGTATTTACAATAAAAAAACATTCCATTTGCTTCAATCCAATTGTTAATCTCCCACCACTTATTACAATCCATTACTACCCATGAGAGAGTTTGCTTATCTTTTGATCTACCTATTACCTGTGCAACGATTGAACCATCTGCACTTTCTTGAGTTTGAACTTTTCTACTTGTTTCAAATGTTCCACTTGTAGGAAAGGGAACCTCAAGTGTTAGATTCTCACTATTGGTTCCCCAGTACATAAATCCAGGTTTCATTCTAATATTAATAGGCATTTGAAAAATCACCTTCATTCACTGTTAATCCACGCTTTTTTTCGTATCTTGTATTTGCTCTTCCAATTTCTTCATCACCAATTGACACAATGACGTCTTTATCAAGAAGCTGTCTTAATATCTTGTTTTGTTCACGAATTAGATTAAGCTGCTCTCTTAAACTTTCATTGCTGCTTCCAATCATAGTACCATTGGTATAATTGTTTGGAGATTCATTTAGGATTGGTTGTTTTACTGAATCATATAGGACACTTCCAATATTTGATCTTGCTGCTATATCAAATTCAGTAGGAATAGACTTCTTCATTTCATCTTCCACTGTTCTCATACTATCAACAAAACCTACACCTAAACCTTCACCCATGAATTCACCTATTCCAGCAAAGACTTTCGATGGTGATTTAATACCCAAGAAATCTTTTATACCTTGAACAATACCACCAAAGAAATCCGATACTTTATTAGACAACCATTCACCCATTGATTTGATGCCTTCCCAAAATCCTCTTACCAAATCCATACCTGCATCTTTAAGTTTATAAAATAGATTTTTGAGAGCATTCACTATACCATCTATAATCGTAGGAATCTGCGTCACAATCATCTTTAATAACACTGGTAAGTTTTCAACAAGTGCTTTAAATAAAAATAAGACACACTCTATCAACATTGGTAAACAGTCAATTATCGCAGTGATAATGTTGCCAATGAGATCAGGTAAAGCCCCTATAATCATCAAAATAATTGTTGGCAAGTTTTGAACTATTACTTTAACCAATGTGATGACTGCATCAATAATGCTTGGAATTGCTTCAATGATTGCCGTTATCACACTTTGTATAATTTGTGGAATCATTGTAACAAGTGAATCAATGATTATTGGTAGGGTGTTTACGATTGATTGGATAATAGTAATTACTGCATTAATAATGTCTGGAATCGCAGCCAAAATTGCTTGAATGACTACTGGTAACACATCTCCAATTAAGTTTACTATTTCTGGAATAGCACCAATTAACGAATCCACTATTTGAGTTATAAGAAGCAAAATGACATTGATGATTTCAGGAAATGAGCTAACCAGTATCGTCACAACTTCTTTCATGCCTTGAAATACGAATGCTAAGAGTTGTGGTAGTGAACTTTCAATAGTTTTTGCTACTCCCTTTATCAACTTTAATACCGCTTGTATAAGTTCAGGAAGTGCAGAGATAACCTTTGCAACAATTGATTTAATCAGCTCGATTATCATTGGAATGACGACAGGTAATGAGTCAGCAATTTTATCAACTATTAAGTTTGTAATGAGGACTATTGAGTCAATTAAAACTGGAAGGTTCTCAATTAATGTGTTAGCAAAGATACCTATGATTTGTCCTGCTGCTGAACTTATCTGTGGTAAAGCATTAAATAATCCAGAAACTATAACGGTTAGTATGGAACTTGCTGCACTTACGATTTCTGGTAAATTTGCAACAATAGTGTTACCGATTGACTTAAGAACTGTTCCTATTAAACCAATGATTGATGGGACAAATTGCATGATTCCACTAATTGCTTTTGGAACGATATCACTAATTACTGAACCAATTTTCTCTAAATCTCCATTAGCATTTAATACCCCATTTGTAAACTCACCAAGTAGGTCAACACCATTTCCAGCTAGATTTGATAATAATGGCAACAGGATAGTTCCCAATGCATTTTTTGCTGCAGTCGCTCCGTTTTTTAAGTACTGCATTTGATCATCAAGTGCACCATAAGCAACCAGCATTTCATCACTTAAAACATATCCTGCTTTTTGTGCTTCACGTCCCAATTCATTTAAGACTTTTGAACCTGATGTGATTAATGGATTTAATTCTTGTGCAGAACGACCAAGCAAGGTCATCGCTAACGCATCACGTTCAGTTTCATTTTTAATCATTCCTAGTGAATCGATGAGTTCCCAATACACAGTGTCACTGTCTCTGAAATTACCATTAGCATCAAAGACGGACACACCTAGTCGTTCATAAGCATCAACAACATTCTTATTGCCTTCTTCAAAAGACTTCATCGATTTAATGTTTTTGGCCATTGAACTTGTTAATGTTTCGACCGATACATCCACTAATTCTGCTGCATACATGTATTCTTGAAGTTTGTCAGTAGCGATGCCTGTGACAGTTGCTGTTGTTAGAACCTCATCTGCATACTGAGATCCACCAATAGACATATCAATAAGTGCTTTTCCTGCACCTATGGCAGCTGCTGAAATTGCTGCTGTAGCTACTGCAATAGTTGAAGCAACTGCTTTGACTACTTTACCTAATGCTTCAAAGGTTACACCAGCATCTTCAGTTTCATCTTTTGTATCTTTAAGTTCCTCACCTAGATCATCGACTTTGTCTTTTGCAACACCTAAACCAGTGTTTGCATCATCTAAAGTAGCATTGTTCTTAGCTAATGATTTCTCTAAGCTGATAAGTTCTGATTGAGCATTATTAAGTTGAATAGCCCAGTTTTTAGTTCGGCTGTCATTTTCACCGAATGATTCAGTTGAGTTTTTTAAAGCATTTCTAAGAGTTTCAATCTTTTTCTTTTGTGCATCAATCGATTTTTCTAGTACGGCATTTCGAGATGTTAATGCTTGCACAGATTTATCCTGGCTATCAAACTGAGACTCTACTAGTTTCATTTCTGAACCCAGTACTTTCATTGATGAATTAATCTCGTAAAGGGCTTGTTTAAAGGCTTTTTCACCTTCTATACCAATCTTGATACCAATGTTATCTGCCATAGACTCACCTCCTAAATGCCAAATGGAATAACATCATCTATTGTTCTTGTTTGCTTAGGCTTTGCTATTCCGTTGAATTGCTTATAGATTTCCCATTGATCCAATAAATGACCAATAGGCATCAACCATACTTCCTGTTCAGTTCTATTTAATAAAACTGTTCCATAAAAGATAAGTCGAGCAAACAACTCATCATCTCGTGAATCATCTGCTCGACCTAAATGTTTTTTGACTTTTTTTCTTCACTTTCAACTTCACGTTTTGTACCTTTAATTAGTGCTTCACTGATTGCTTCTTTATAACTAGCTAAATCAAATGGACTAGTTAATAATTCGACTTCATCAGTTGTTAAAAGTGGTAAATTATCTGCTTTATTTTGTAGGTTTTTAATCTCGATCGATTGATTTGCAAGTAAGGTGATAAGCCATATAATTTCATCTAATGCTAGTTCAAAGTTTTCATTTTGCATCAACTTATCACCTAAATTTGCTAATCCTCCATATCGTTTTGCGATTTCCTTTGTTGCACGAGTAGTGAGGATTAATTGATACTCTTGATCACCAATTCTAATATTCGCTGCTCTATCGTTAATCATGTTTTACTCCTCCTCTTCCTCGATTTCTTCCGTTTCATATGAGGGCTCATATACAGTTGTGAACCACCCACTAATTACTTCATTAGATACTCCAGAGACTCCTTCTGTAACCTCCGCTTTCCACGGATGTTTATTCAAACCATCTAGCTTATTTCTACGTGTAATGGTTCCTTCAATAGATGGTGTTGAAAACTCAATAGAGTCACCTCTTGTTTTTAGTGTAGTTGAAGGAATACCAAAGATTACTCTGTATAACCAGAAATATCGATAGTTCCCATTAGCAGCTTTAGCTCTAAAACCAATTGCGACAGGTTTTGGTTCATCTTCACCAGTAGAGATTAAAACACCATTTTTGTCTAAGGTTGAACCAGTTAAATCTTGTGCTGATTGAACACCAATATCATCAATTCCAAGTGTCAATGTTCCACTCTTGAATTCTTTAATTGTCGTGTCGGCACCATCATCTGCGTATAAAATTGCTTCCATTAGTTCAACTGCGATATCAGCTTCAATTGCTTTTGCTAATTGAATAGGTGTACCATAGGTTTCATTCCCATGATCATCTTCTGTGATTTTTGCGTAATAAAGTTTGTCTAAACCGATTGTAGCCATTCTTAATTTCCTCCTAATAAATAATTTTTTGCGACATCAATCGCATAATTGTTATAACCTGTATCATCTTCATGATCGACATATCTACGAGCGGTTATAGTTATCTCGTTTGACAGAAGTGCTTGTTCGATTCTTGATTTTGCTTCTAAATAATTACCTTTATCAAATAAAGATATTCGCACTTCCTCAACATCCATATTCGGTGTGTTATCTCCATGTAAAACAAACGTGTCTACTAATGGAGTTAAAACAACATACCTGTTTGGTGCTTTTCCAGAAAACACTGCAGTTTCACATGGGATTTTTAAATCAGTAAAGATCGCTTTCAGTTCACCTAATAAACTCATAACTTATTTACCTCCTCATCCAGTGTTCTGACCATAGTGTCCATTACTGCTTGTTTTGACTTTCTTAGAGCTGGTTTTAAGAATGGTTTTGCCTGTTGATCACTCTTACCATACTCTAGAATATTTGCAATCATAGCGTTTGACTTTCCGTCAGGTCTATCTTCATCAAAACCAACCTTAATATTGAAATTACCATTCTTGTCTTGTCTTACACTTGATGTACCAAGTGAAGCTAAAAGTTCACCAGTTGATTTAGAAGGTAGCTTTGTTTTTTTACCAATCACTATTTGTAAGTTAGAACGAACTTCCGATTCAAGTACTTTTGAACCCTCTTCTAATACTTTAGTAATTACTACATCTGTTCTTGATCCTAAATTTGAAAGCTTTATAAGAAAGTCTTCTGGCATTTTAATAACCATCTTAGCCAAGAGGTTTTACCTCCTTAACTAAGCATTCAACATACATGTTTCTCCCTTTGATATTTTCAACTGAAGTGATTTTAAAATGAGAATCACCGTCATATATAAGCATGTCTGTTTTGATTTCTAAGTTAGGAATAACTCTAAACTGATAAAGATCTGTTGCATCTGAAAAAGCCGCACGATTCGCCCACTTGCGGCTTCCGTGCCTACCTTCTCTGTATGCTCGTACTTCTGCTAAAACTTCCACAGTGGGCAAATTAAAGCCCTCAGAATCGATTATGTGGTCTTCTCTAACAATCTTAATGAAACGATCCATTCTAGATAATCCCATATTAAACCTTCCATTCTCTATCAAGTCTTAATAGTCTATTCACTGTGTTCCACACTTGCTGTCCAGCTGATGTATTATCAGCATAAAATCCACCTGTAGAGCCATCTCGGCTTTCATAAAAATGGCTCGACAACATAATAATTGCTTGTTCAGTTGTTGGTGGTATCACATGAGTCTGGTAATAGTTAACTTCTAAATGCTGATAACTTTCAGCATATGAAACAGCAGCAGAGATGAAACTACTAATCAGTTCATCATCCTGTGAATGTTCAAGTATTAAATTCTTTTTTACCTTGCTTAATAAATCAACAGTAGCCATATCTGCTGCCCCTCCTTTATGCTAGTTTCCTTCTAAGGATTCACCATCTTTATTTTCATCTTCAGGTGTTTCAACTATTGGTTCATCAGTTTTCATCACTCCAGCATTTTTTAATTTAGCTAATAATGCATTAAAATCAGCTACTAAATCTGCTAAGGTTGATGCATCTGAATCAGTTTGATTTTCTGCTTGTTTCACTAAACCTGCAGTCTCAATTGATGCTAATGGAACATCCGGTGATAGAGTGACTGGTAATCCTGTAATGGTAGCACCTTCTTTGATTTCAAGAGTGCCACCGATCACAGTCTTCTCACCACCTTGTTCGGTGTAGTTTTTCACATTGTACTCACTCATAATTAGTCACCTTAGTCCTTAATCTTAAGAACTTTGACTGCTTCTGGAAGTACGAGTTTGCCATCGACTCTTTCTTTAGCAACAAAACCAACTAATCCATTACCAGCAAATAATTCTTTTAATTGACTGAATGAACGAGTACCTCTGTCACCAATGTTATAGTAAGAAAAATCACCAAATGCGATAACCTTATTACCAGCAGCTATTTCAGGTACATAAGCAGATGTATAAACTGGATAACCTAATATTTTATCAGGCTCACCAGCTACGCTTGATGGTTGCCAAATATAACTACCATTACCGTCTTTTAACTTACGAATAACCGCAATAGTTGAATCATTCATAATAAATGCAGCCTTTTTTCTGTAAGGACGTTTTAAAGAGTATACAAGATTAATGATTTCATCATAATTCGGAGTGTTACCACTTGTGGTTACACCAATTTCAGCACCACCTGTATTAGCAAAAATACCTAGAGGTTTACCTATTCCATTACCATTTAAGAATGCATTTTCTTCTGCATTCGCTAGTGCTTTTGCAAAAGCGGATGTTAG